ACAGACAGACAAAGGGCAAGTTTTTTACGTTGCGCCCACACAGGGACAAGCCCGTGACATCATGTGGCAGACCCTGATGGAGCTAGGACACCCTGTAATCTCAGGTTCTCACATCAACAACCTACAGATCAAGCTGGTCAACGGGGCCACGATTAGTCTCAAAGGAGCCGATAGGCCAGAGACAATGCGTGGTGTGTCCTTGAAGTTTCTCGTAATGGACGAGTACGCAGACATGAAGCCTGACGTATGGGAGCAGATCCTCCGTCCAGCACTAGCTGACCAAAAGGGTTCAGCAATGTTCATAGGAACACCTATGGGCAGGAATCATTTCTACGAGTTGTACAAGTTAGCGGAACTAGGTGACGATGAAACTTACAGGGGCTGGCATTTCACCAGCTACGACAACCCAATCTTGGACCCATCTGAAATTGACTTGGCAAAGAAATCAATGTCGAGTTATGCCTTTAGACAAGAGTTCATGGCCTCGTTTGAAGCCAGAGGCTCAGAGATGTTCAAAGAAGATTGGATACAGTTTGGAGAAGAACCAGAAGAAGGTGATTACTACATAGCTATTGACTTAGCTGGTTTTGAAGAAGTAAACAAAAAACGAACGAAGAATAGTAAACTTGATGAAACCGCAATCGTTGTTGTTAAAGCTGGTCCTAGTGGTTGGTACGTTGATAATATTATACACGGGCGGTGGGGCTTTGATGAGACTGCCACCAAGATATTTCAGGCCGTTAGAGATTACAGACCTATTAGTGTTGGTATTGAAAAAGGAGTCTTAAGGCAAGCTATTATGAGTCCTTTAACTAATTTAATGAAACAGTACGGAAGATTTTTTAGGGTTGAAGAACTGTCTCATGGTAACAAGAAAAAAACTGATAGAGTTATGTATGCATTACAAGGAAGATTTGAAAACGCTCAAATCAGTTTAAACAAAGGTTCATGGAATAATAAATTCTTAGATCAACTATTTCAGTTTCCTGATGCTTTAACGCATGATGACTTAGTTGACGCCTTAGCATACGTAGATCAATTAGCTAAAGTAGCTTATCATTATGATTTTGAAATAGATGACCACGAAATATTAGATGTAGTAGCAGGATATTAAATGAAAGTTTTTAGACCGTTCAATACCTACGGAATATACGCAATCAGTGCTCTAGTGTTTTTTACGCTAGGGTATACGCTTGCCGTACTTTAAGGAACTTAACTGATGGCAGAAGATATTTATAGCCCAGACCCTCTGATGATTGAGGAATCTCTGGAAGATTGGGTAATGACCAAGTGTGAAAACTGGCGTGACCACTACGAGTCAAACTACGAGCAACGGTTTGAAGAATACTACAGGCTTTGGCGAGGACAATGGGATCCTTCTGATTCTGAAAGAGGTTCTGAGCGTTCTAGGATTATATCTCCTGCACTTCAGCAAGCTGTAGAGTCTAACGTAGCAGAGCTAGAAGAAGCCACGTTTGGTAGAGGTAAGTGGTTTGACATAGCTGATGATACTAACGATCCAGAAAAACAAGACATAATGTACTTGCGTAAAAAGTTAACAGAAGATTTTGAAGCGTGTAAGATACGCAAAGCTGTTGCTGAGTGTCTTATTAACTCTGCGGTATTTGGTACAGGTATTGGTGAAATAACATTAGAAGAAATAAAAGAAATGGCTCCTGCTACTCAACCTATTATGGATGGGCAGTTACAAGCAGTAGGAGTAAGTATTACTGATCGTGTGGTTGTAAAATTAAAACCTGTACTTCCTCAAAACTTTCTGATTGATCCTGTCGCTACTTCTGTAGAAGATGCTATGGGTGTTGCTGTAGACGAGTTTGTATCTAAACATAGCGTAGAGATGCTACAAGAGCAAGGGGTGTACAGAGAGGCTATGATTGAGTCTGCTGCACCTGACAGTGACTTAGAGCCTGATCAAGATCTTGCGTTGTATAATGATGACAAAGTGAGGTTAACAAAGTACTACGGTCTTGTACCAAAAGAACTTCTTGAGTCTGAAGATGTAGAGGTAGAAGAAGACGCTAAGTACGTTGAAGCTATTATAGTTATAGCTAACGGTGGTACGCTTCTTAAGGCTGAAGCTAACCCTTACATGATGAACGATAGACCTGTTGTTGCGTTCCCTTGGGACGTAGTACCCGGACGGTTCTGGGGCAGAGGGGTTTGTGAAAAAGGTTACAACAGCCAGAAAGCACTTGATACAGAGCTACGCGCACGTATTGATGCTTTGTCACTTACTATTCATCCAATGATGGCAATTGACGCTACTAGACTACCTCGTGGTGCTAAACCAGAAGTACGCCCCGGCAAAATGATACTAACTAACGGAGATCCTCGTGAAGTACTTCAACCTTTCAACTTTGGTCAAGTGGGCCAAATTACCTTTGCACAAGCTGCAAGCCTTCAACAAATGGTGCAACAGGCAACTGGAGCCGTGGATTCCGCAGGCATTGCAGGGCAAGTTAATGGCGAAGCAACCGCTGCTGGTATTAGTATGTCTCTTGGTGCTATTATTAAGCGTCATAAGCGTACTCTCATAAACTTTCAACAATCTTTTCTACTTCCGTTTGTAAGCAAAGCTGCACACAGATACATGCAGTTTGACCCTGAGAACTATCCCGTAGCTGACTACAAGTTTAACGCTACAAGTACTCTAGGTATTATTGCTCGTGAGTACGAGGTTACACAGTTAGTGCAACTCTTGCAGACCATGCAACAAGACAGCCCCCTGTATCCTGTGTTAATCCAAAGCATTATTGACAACATGAACCTCAGTAATCGTGAGGAGCTTATCGCAGCAATGCAACAAGCAGCACAGCCTAACCCACAGGCACAGCAGATGGCTCAAATGGCTCAACAAGCACAGATTGAGTTCCAACAAAGTCAAACTTCAGCATTGTCTGCACAAGCTGCTGAGTCTCAAGCTAGAGCGGCTAAGTACGCTATAGAAACACAGCTTGCACCTGAAGAGTTGCAAATTGAAAAGATTGAAGCTATTACTCGTAATCTTAAGGAAGGTGATCAAGAAGATAAAGAGTTTGAACGTAGACTTAAAGTTGCTGACAGACTTTTAAAAGAAAGCCAACTAACAGGTAAAAGTACTAATGATAATGACGCAAGTAGAAATGACCAAGTTTCTAGAACAAATCAATCAAGCGTTCCAAGACCAGTTCGACAAATTGGACTTGCTGGAGAACCGGGTCAAGGATTTGGAGGCCAAGGTCAATGAGCAAGAAAAAAGATCCAAGACTAGCACGAGCAGGGGTAAGCGGGTTCAACAAGCCAAAGAGAACTCCTAACCATCCTAAGAAGTCTCATGTAGTTGTAGCTAAGGAAGGCGATAAAGTAAAAACTATACGTTACGGACAACAAGGAGTTAGTGGTGCGGGTAAAAATCCTAGCACTTCTAAAGAAAAAGCAAGGCGTAAGTCATTCAAGGCTCGTCATGCTAAAAACATAGCCAAAGGTAAAATGTCTGCGGCTTACTGGGCAAATAAATCTAAATGGTGAGGACATAGCTATGCCAATGGTCGGAAAAAAGAAGTTCCCTTATACAGCTAAGGGTAAAGCAAAAGCCAAAGCTGCTGCTAAAAAGTCAGGTAAAAAAGTAAAGAAAATGAAAGGTTATTAAAGTGCCTTCTAAAAAGAAAAAAGCTAATGATGCATGTGCAAAAAAAGTCAAAGCCCGTTACAAGGTGTGGCCTTCTGCCTATGCATCTGGTGCCGTAGCTAAGTGCCGAAAGGTTGGTGCTAAAAAATGGGGTAACAAAAGTGGCCGTAAAAAAAAGTAAAAAAGGAGCTGCTCTTAAAAAGTGGTTTAAAGAAGAGTGGGTTGACGTTAAAACAGGTAAGCCTTGTGGTCGTAAGTCTGCAAAGAAAGGTAAGTCTAAACGTCCGTATCCATCTTGTAGGCCCAAAGCTGTAGCCGCTAAAATGACAGCCGCTGAAAAACGTAGTTCATCTAGTCGTAAAACAGGTCCAGCTAGAATACAACACGCAGTTACAGCATCAGGACGTAGACGTAAAACTAACAAAAATAAAGCTTGACAACATTACTAAAATATGGTATAATAGGAGTTATGAGATAACCTTATGGCCTCACTAGATAGAGAAACAGAACAATACTATAATCAATACTTTGACTTGTTTAATAACCAAGGCTGGAAACAGCTAATAGAAGAACTACAACAAAATGCTCTTGTAATAAACAGTGTAGAAGCAACCAAAGATAAGAACGATTTGTACGTACGTAAAGGACAACTAAACGTACTTGCTTATGTTCTTAATTTTGAGTCTACTATTAATAATAATTACGAAGAGTTAATTAGCAATGATTAAAGTATTTGATTTTCGTTGTACCAACGGACATATCTTTGAAGAATTTGTAGAGGGTAACATTACATCCAGTAGGTGCGGATGTGGAGCCAACGCTACAAAAATCGTTTCAGCTACTAAACACGTACTTGACGGTGCTTCTGGGGACTTTCCCGGTAGACACATGAAGTGGGTACGTGAACATGAGAACGCTGGGCGATCTAGTCGGGAACCCTAGTTTTAGGTCATTTCCCATTTTAATCCTCCATAACCTTAATAATAATAGGCGGGGTAAGTTTACATTATGTCACGAGCACAATTACTTGAAGAGCGTCCTGAAGAGGAAGCCATCGAAACAACTGAAGAACTAGCAACAAATTCTATTGAGACTCCTGAAGAGGAACAACCTCAAGAACCAGAATTTGAGCTTCCAGAAAAATACCAAGGTAAGTCTGTAGAAGACCTTGTACAGATGCACCAAGAGCTTGAAAAGTTTTCAGGCAAGCAGAGTACGGAAGTTGGCGAGTTACGTAAGTTAGTTGATGATCATATTCAGACACAACTCTCAACACAACAAGCACCTCAACAACAGCAACAACAAGACGATGAAGTAGATTTCTTTGTAGATCCACAGAATGCTGTTAACCGAGCTATAGATAACCACCCTAAGATTAAAGAAGCAGAAGCTTATACACAACAAGCAAGACAACAGGCTACTCTTTCACAGTTGAAATCTAATCATCCTGATATGGAGAGTATACTACAAGATCCTAAGTTTGCTGAGTGGATCAAGGGGTCCAAAGTCCGAACAAAGTTGTTTGTTCAGGCAGACCAAAGTTACGATTACGATGCTGCACATGAATTGTTTTCTCTCTGGAAAGAAAGAAGCCAAGTAGTACAGCAAACCGCTAATGTTGAAAAACAGGCACGTAAGAATACACTAAAGTCAGCCAGCACAGGCAACGCTCGTGGAACATCAGAAGGATCACGCAAAAAAGTTTATCGTCGTGCTGACTTAATAAAACTTATGCAAACAGACCCTGATCGCTACATGGCATTACAGCCTGAAATAATGGCAGCTTATGCAGAGAAAAGGGTTAAATAGCCTAACCTTTAAGGAGAATTAAAATGGCTAATGAAACCTCTGGTGCCTACTTTACAGCTAATGCTGTAGTAGACAAAACTGCTGCGGGTACTTTTATCCCCGAAATTTGGTCGGATGAAATTATCGCAG